AGCCTTTCAGGATTTGCAGCGATCCCAAATTAATGATACCAACTTCGAGTCCATGCGGCTTAGGTCGCATGTTGGAAGCTGTGTATCGGGACCATAATCCTGGTGCTGGACCAGTCTTAGACTGGGTTGCAGTGCTCTCATCCCCGTATATCTTAGATATACCAAGGATGGCCTGGGAGGAAGCATATAATATGCGTCTACCAGGGGGTCATAGGTTTGACTCATGGATCAGGCGGAATCCAACCAAAAGACTGCCTCAGGCAGCCAGAAGGTGCATTGCAAAGCAATGGAAGCCCTCTGTCCAGAGAGTTTCGGGAGCACAGAAGGTCTTTGACCGTCTGCTCGACTCGAATGGAAGAACTTTGGAGAAATTCCAAAGCTTGTGGAGGGGAATTGACACATGCTTAGCACTGTCATTTACCCAAGACACCCACGAAACCACGGCCTTTAAGGTCAAGTGGTGGATGTTAACCGCCCGTTCTGTAATACAGAACGACTCTGTGCATTACGCTGGTAAGCAATGGTCGGGCTTTGCCCGCTATTGCGAACTCCACTTCGGAGGAGCCATAGAGCCCAAGCCAGTCTGGTCCTCGGCATGGCCGAGGTTGCCGGAGGGAACCTGGATGTCTAAGACACCGGGAACCCTGATCGACTCCGAACTGTCTATGTTGGCCTGTCTCCTTTCTACAAGAGTTCTCCCATGTGGTGACCGAGTCACGACTGAGATAGCTCTTGAAGAGCACGCCAAATCTCTCACAGAGGATAGGCGCTTGCCCGCTGAGAAACTAACCATCTTAGATGAGGTTTCCGAGATGACTGGGAGATATATCCAGAAAAGGATCCGCCACTCCGTTTTGGAGTCGCGGTCTGCCCACATCTCTATCAGCAACTCGGGTTGTTACGAATACTCACGATCCCAAGGGGGTCGCAGAGCTTTCGTGCTCGAGCACCTTTACGCGTGGCTAAAGGAAGAGCCAAGCTCTTCCAAGACCACAATTCTCCCAACGGGAGAAAGCGTAATAGAGCTAGAGGGGGTACCACGGTTTAAAACCGTATACCCTCCTGGCTACCCCTCTCCAGATGATTCTTTTCAAAGAAAATACTCATCTGGCCTGCTAACTGAGGACTTTAAGTTCCAGGAGCAGGAAAGAACAGGGTTTCAGCTATTCGCTTGGTCGTTCTTTGAACTGCGCCAAGGCGGATATTGTGATGAGTACGGTTACCCTACGGGTAAACCGATGCCAATCACTAGGGATACCGTGGAGGAACCGGGAATAAAATGTCGTGTTGTGACTAAGTCACTAGCGGCATTTATAACCTACGGACAAGCCTTTGGACACGTGTTCAAAGAACTTCTGGCTGAGGACGAGACGCTTAGCGCAGGTCTCTCTGCCGGAGCCCAAGGCTTTGAGTGGTTGAAAAGGGTAGGACAGTTTCAAACTGTAGTACCCAAATACATAATGGTCGGCGATTTTAAATCGGCAACCGATCATGTGAATCACGAGGCAGGGCGCGTTGCTATGCATGCGCTCGCTCGGGGCATGGGTATAACCTCAGGTTATATTCACGGCTACATCGACCTTCTCCTTGGGCCTCGTATATTCGAGGACCAGGATGGGATCGTTCACATTTCAAACACCGCTTCCCTAATGGGTGAGCCAGGGACTAAGTCCGTGCTTACCGCTTTGGGAAAGATAGCAAACGTCTATGCCCATAATGGGCTAGAGAGTAAGCTATTTGCAACGGCCGGCGACGATCAAATCGACGCCGGAAACGATGCCGAGCCGCTGCTCCGCTATGCGGAAGCAAGCGAACTCACCACCATGATCCCTTCAAGGGACAAATGGGGAGTCTTCAAGTACTTTGTTCGCTACTGCCAACAATGCTTGAAGCCGAATTCCTCGGTGGAAACCTGTGAGATTGCCATACCTAAGGTAAGGCTTCTCAGCCCTGAAACAAAACAGGGAAAAGGTGATCAAGATACGAACCCAGCCTATGGCAAGGCTCGTATGTTTGCTAAGGAAGCCGCATGGTGCGGCGACCCTCAACTAGTGGCTAGGATGACCTTGATGTTCCTAAGGAACATGCAAAGGTACATTCGCAATAGCCATGAGTTATTCACCCCGATTGAGTGGGGGGGTCTCGGACTCCCCGGCCCAACCATGGAATCGATCTGGGATCGGATTCCTGGGTGGAAGAAGTGTGCGATAACACAAAGAGAAGGCGGATGCGCTTTAACCAAGAGGCTTTTAGCCCGCTGGTCAAGTGCTAGGAACTTCGAAAGGGGTATTGTCCTCGAAGAGGAAAACGCCTTCGAAGCCTACTATCACCTACTAGAAGGGTACTGCGTCTCAGACGTAAGACCCTTGGTAGATCTGCCGGGCCGACCTCGCTATAGGGACGTAGTCTCTGCAGCTAGAAAGATCGGTTACCGTCCGCTGACAGAGTCTGTGAACTTAGTTCTCAGCTCCCAGCGGTTTCAAAGTTTCTGGGATCCTGCCACGCCCACATCACGTGGGTATGGAACAGTGCCCTGGAAACTAAGGAACCAGAGAATGGCCCTTGCCTTTGGCAAGATCCAATCCGTCCTAGTCCCACCTATATCCCCGCCCGGGGGTGGCCAACCAAGTTGGGCCCC